CCATTTACTCCTGGAACGTTATCACCTTTATCTCCACATAAGCACTTAAAAGTTAAGTACATCTCAGGTGGAAAGTCATAATGCTCGTCCCAATTACCTATTGTTGTCTCTTTTCTTGTTACGGTAGAGAACCGTGATATGTTCTCGGTTATTAGAAGATCCCAGTCTTTATCTGAACTCACCATCCAAATGTCCTGTACACCTACTTCTTCTCTATTAAGAGCTATGACTGCCGCAATATCATCAGCCTCTACACCATTGTACTTAATAGTAAGATAACCTTTTTCTTTACATAAGTCAATACATTTCTGAAATTCTCCGAGGAAATTCATAAACTCTTGTCTTTCTTCTTCTGTTTGGTCTGCATACCGTTCTTTACGGTTTGCTTTATACTCTGGGTCTATAGATTTGCGGTAATCACTACCTCCATCTCCGAGTACTACGATTTCTCCACAATCGTATGATTTTGCAAGACTTTCGATAGTCCTGAGATATTCTACTTTAAAGAACTCTTTCTTTTGATGTTTCCATCTGAACGCCAAGTTAAGCCCATCAACTACTAACAGATTACCGTTAGGAGTCGGAGGGTTTCCAAGGCTCGTAAATTCTATCGCCATGTGTCCATTCCTGTTTTTCATGTTCAAGCCACTTCTCCGCTAGGCAAATATAAGCATCAAGCCAAGGCAGATGCATGTACTGTTCTAACTTCTGAGGTTTCCGAACGGTTGATACAAAAAATTGTGCATGGTTGGCTTTGAAAAACAGAAGCGGTTCTTGATTACAAAGCTCCGCTTGTTGTCTTGCCTTAGCCCACCATTGCACAAAATTATTACTTTTGTTGGTAAATATTTTAGTAGTAACTGCGTCGTCCTTGTAAAATTTTACCTCGATTAGGAACTTGTTTATCTTATGTGTAAGATAAAGATCTCCTTTTATTTTCCCACTACCAGAGCCGGGAGTGCCCACAAATGGTAATTGGGTATGTCTTGTCAACATATTGGCAACTAGTGCCTCGGCTTTTGCGCCTTTTTGTCTACTATTGACCACAGGTATCGATATATTTAATTAAATTATCGGTATTGTGGAGTTTTAAGTCTACTATTGCGTCATCGTCGATATCTATTTCTAGTTCATCTTCTAACTGTAGAACAATATCAACCATATCCAAACTATCAGCACCTAACTCAATAAGATCGTCTCCGAGCTGGAGACTGCCTCTGTTTAAGTCTAATACTTCTTCTATAATTCTAAATACTGTTTCCATACTTTACTCCAAATGACTTATGTTGTCATCTTTAATAATTTCTATTTTTTCTAGCAATGGGTGTGTCCAACCATGTGAGACTAGAAAAGTATTGAGTGTTTCTTCTTTAAGTAATACTTCTACTACTTTTTCTTTTCCCTGTTCGTCAAGTGCCTGATTAACCTCATCGAGGAACAGCACATTGATCTGACTTCTACTAATAGATGTCATTAGTTTTCGTATTGCAACTAACGTAGCAATATTTACTCTTGCAAGTTCACCACTAGATAATGCTAGAATGTCGATAAGTTTACCAGTATCAGTAACTTCTACGTTTAGTTTATCATTCTCTACTACGAAATTGATACTAAATCTACCATCGCTAAACTCTGCCAAGTAGTCGTTTGTTAAAGACTCTAGTTCTTTAACGAGGGACTCGATCTTGTATGCGAGTAAGCCGTTTGTACTAAATGCTTTTTTAAGTATCTCGAGAACTGAAAGTTTATCTTCAATACTGCTGAGTTTGCTGATAATACTATCAAGCTCTTTCTCAAACTGAGCAGTTTGCTCTTGTATAATCTCAATTCGCGTATTGTGTCTCTCTCTTCTTTCATTTTCTTCTGCTACTTCTTCCAGCTCGTCACGAGCCATTTGAGCTTTCGCCCTAAGCGTTGTAATACTGTCTCTGATTCTTTCTGGATCGCTAACTTTCGTTGGGAGTCTAGAGTCAATAGAGTTGAAGAGCTGTTCCCAGTCTCTGACTCCTTTGGCTGCACTCCTATGTATTTTATTTTCATCTTCTAGTTTCTCTAGTTTCTCCTGTTCTTCGTTCATAAACTTAGAACATTGCATTGCCCTTTTATTGTGCTCACTGTACCTAGCTTCGACAAATTTCATGTCGACTGGTTGTTCACAGGTTGGGCACTCCTGGTCTTCCATGTTTTTTAAGCTTTCATACTTATCACGCATCATTACTTCGTGACTAAGTTCTGATTTCCAAGCTCCAATAGCGCCTATTACCCCTGCTGTGTCCACAGACTCCGGGTATAGACGAAAATCATCTCTGAGAGAAGTAATGTCTATTGACTTCAACTTCTCTAACAAATTATTATTGGTGTTGATTTTTTTATTTTTTTCCGAGATATTTTCAAAGTCTATTTGTAACTGACGTAAAGTCTGTTCGTCTTTATCCGAGATTTTTGGTAAATCCATTTTGGATAATATCTCTGTAGTCTCTAATTTGTTGTCTGTTAACCATTTAACAATAGTATCTGTTTTAGCAGTCAGGGCTGTTACTTCCTGCGTTGCACTACGTACTCCTTCCTTGAACACCTCGAAAAATGCGACGTAATCGTCAAGTTTTAATAAATCTATTAAAAACTTCTTACGGTTAGTATCTGTCGCAGTTAAGAACTGTAAACTTGTATTAGTATTCTGATAAACAAGTTGGGTGAATGTTTTGAAATCACAACCTAAGACCTCTCCCAAAGTCTTATAGGTGTTACTAGCAGTATGGCTACTTATATCTTCGCCATTTTTTGTTAGCTTACACTTTAGGGTTGCTCGTCTATTAACTGTGATGTTGTAGACATCAGTATCAACAGTAAAATCTAGACTAATATCATAGCCTTGATTTATATATCTATTAGCAATATCAGCTTTTTTCACATTCTTACTATTCTTGTTGAATAATACTTCTTCAAGAATAAGTGGAATAGATGATTTACCTACTCCATTTGTGCCTACTAGCTGTGTTAGATTTGCTTCTGCAAGATCGATTTCATTGTTTGACCCATAGGAGAAACAGTTATCCCAAGCTAACTTCTGTAGAATAATCATTGTACACTCCTATAATTGGTTTTATCTTTTCTTCTTCTAAATTTAGTATATCTCGTAAGTATACTACAAGTTCATCACTCATGGACATATCAGAAGTAAGAGACAATGTAGCTTCTACATGTCGTTTTACAACTTTCTTGTCTAAGAGTTCTGAGTTCTTAATCTTTGCCAAATCCTGAACGTCGCCTTCGAGTTCGTAAATTGTGTGGTCAAAGTCAGTCTGTATCATACTGTCTGGGTCTGATACAGTTTTTCTGATTAGCTGAGGTAAATCAAGTTCATGCCATGTCCATGACCAATCCTTGTCTATAAGTAAAGCACCTGTCTTTACTCTGTTCCTGTGGAAACTGGTTGTCATAGGACTGCCAGGATATACTATGTTTCTTTGAGTATTCTCGTGAGCATGTAAATCTCCAGCAAAGACAGTCTTAAACTTGTCAAACCTTTCTAATTCTACTTCAGGCATTACATGAGGGGGTATTTCCCCCCTAACATGCGTAAAAAGAATCTCGGCATCTATCGACTCTATACTGTTTTTGCGGTGCAAATCAGCATAAGGTAATATAGCCCAATCATCTTGTACATAAGTAGAGTCTATAACCTCTACTAATGCGTTAACATCTGAAGTTGCTTTCTTTAGGTTAGTAAAGAAAGTCTTATTCTTCCTAGTAGCTTCATGATTTCCGTCATAAATAATAGTAGGAATAGTTACCCTTCTTATAAAATCAAAGTATAGGGTAAGTTCGTCCATTGAGGGGACTCGATCAAACAAATCCCCGCCAATGATGTGCAAATCACAGTCATTTTCCAACTCAGTAATCTGGTCAAAGAACATAGTGTATCTATTGGTTGCCCAATCTACAGGTACGTTTTTCTGTCCGAGTTTAATGTGCCAGTCGGCTGTGTATAATATCATGCTACGAAGTCGTCTCCTGGTTGCCATTCACAACCTGTAAGTCCACCAGCCTGTAAAGACTGTAATGTTCTTAGTACTTCGTTTGCATTTCTGCCTGTATCTAAAGCATTTACTGATACATGCTGTATATACCCGTCTGGGTCTATAATGTAAGTGGCTCTAAGAGCTACACCTTCATTATTATCAACTATACCTAACTCTTCAGCTAGGTATAATCCACAGTCAGCAGCTAAGGTATGGTTGATATTTCGTATTGCTCCAACAGCTGTTTTCCAAGCCATCTTACAATACTCATTATCGCCACTAATACCTATAACTTCAGCATGTTCTACAAGTATATCCATACCCGCAATCTCGGTCGGACATATAAAAGTAAAGTCTTTGGGGTAAAAATAAATTACCAACCACTCGCCGTCTACTTCAGACCACGTGTCGACTTCAACCATTTCATCGTTCAGGTCTACACAGTTAAGTGTGTAAAGCGGAAACTTTTGTCCTACTCCAATCATGATACGTCAAACTCCTCGTCTACTGTTTCGTTAGATTCTGCACCTTGAACTTTCTTAAGTAACTCAAGTTGCGCGTCAGCTGTAGGTCTTGGAAGAACGTCGTCCATAGACTTAAGGTCTGCGACAAGTTCTTGTTCCCAATCTTCTAAAGCTCTAGGCTTACATTTAAGCATTGCTAATTGATATTCAACATTGAACACCTGTGGGCCAGTCTTCAATCTCTTGAAGTAAATATCCCAACCAGTAGTCTGGTCTGTAGGATTTCCTAGCTCTTCCATTGCTACTAAAATTTGGTCAAAAAGTTTCCTTTTTAGATTAACCACTTTGATACTTTTATCAGAGTAGTCGATACCTTGGACTGCATAAGCCCAACCGCATTTTAGGTCTGGGAAGTAATCTCGAACATGGTCATGCTCGATATTGTTAAACGTTTCTGAATTTCTGTCAAAAGACAAACATTCCATAGGAATATTCTTGTTGTTCTCTCCTTTGATCCAGTAAACGTATCTTGGAAGTAAGTCACCTACTAGTCGTATGTGATGATCTTCCTTGTTGCCAAAGTTGTAAGTCTCAATTTTGGTCTTTTGGGCTGAGCCCTTCGTTGTATTAAAGCCAATAGCCATAATAATCTCCTATAATGTCTCCTCGTATTTGAAGTGGATTATTCCATCTCTAATCTCGAGCAGTCTGTTTTGGTTAATAGTGTTCTCACTTACTTGACAGTAAATGAGATCTAGTGTGGTGTCTTTTGTTTTTGCGTACTCGAAAGAATTACGGAATGAAGCAACACCTACATACTCCGCAACCTCTTTATCGCTAAAGGCACGCCCTTTTTCAAGTAGTGCAACTGGGTTAACCAGAAAGCTACTACCATGAAAGCTTTTTTCATAAAACCTAAAGGTCTTATCGTAATAATTTTTAGGAGTCTGTTTATAAGTCACAATCCTTAGTATGGTTATGATGTCACCAACATTGCCATGGCTTGCTTCTAAAATCTTCTTCCAGTCAAAATATATCATATATTATACCAATTTTTTGAGGGGTTGTCAAGAACTATTTTTTCCATGTATTTAATTCAAATAAAGTTTCTGATTACTTGATGTTCACCTTATAATCTTGTTTAACATAATATCCCATTCGTGCATTAGCCTGCCTACTAGCAGTTTTTCCTAACAAATGTATATCTACTATTTTGGGCTGTATTTTACCCTCTTTTTTACGAATAACTCTACCTATTAGCTGAGTAAGAAGTGGTTCGTTGTTTACTGGTGTAGCCAGTATTAGACAACTTAGCACATCTAGAGAGATACCTTCTGAGAAAATTGACTGCGTACCAAACAGAATATTTCTGTCAGCACCCATTCTCCTCATAGTATTTTCTCTTTCTGTAAAATCCATGTCTCCGGTTATGCAGACTGCATTTTCACCAACCAATCGTTGACACACTTTAAGGAATGAGACTCTATCCGATACTACTAGTACCTTATGACCTTCCGCAGCATATGTTGACGCAATCAGAGCAACACTATGTATATATTCTTCATTCTGTGCCAAATGATTGATTCTTTCTGCCCAAGGAGTAAACGATCCGTCAAGGAATCGTATATCACTTTTGATACAATCTATTTCTGGAATCATGTAGTTTTCTTTAGGCGGTTTATGTACGTTCTGACCAAAGTAATCCCTGAATACTACGTGTCTGCCGTCCTTCCTCTCTAGTGTTCCTGTTAGTCCCACTTTGAATCTTGCTGGCATTTCGTCTACTATTCGGGTAAACGTCGGCGACGAAACATGGTGCATCTCGTCTAGGATTACTGTCCCGAACAAATGTTTTATCTCGTCTATCCTGCGGTATAAACTCTGAATGTTTCCCACTACTATCGGAGACGAAGTGTTGAACTCCCCGCTT